ACTCTATACCGATATCGGAATAGATTCAACGTCTTGTGCAATCTATTCCGAAAGAATTCTGAAAGTATTTCAAAAGGGCCAAAAACATTGGGGAAAACATGACAGAACTTCTGAGCGATCCAAAACATATACGCGGCGATCTTGCGATAATCCATCGCTCACTGCTTAATCAGTGGAAGCTGCCAGAGACTTTACTGTCAGGATTGCCGCAGTCGATGATCAAGATAGTCGTCGATGAAAATGCAAAGCCACGCGAACGGATCGCAGCGGCCAGAAATCTAATGCTGATGAAAGCCGCAAATGACATGGCGGAAAATCCGCAACCAGTTCCACAAACGACGGTTAACGTGGGGGTAAAAATTGACAACGCAAATCCTGGAGTCGGCAGAACTCTCGCGGCTCAGATCGTTGAGCGAATCAGAGCTGCACGAATTTCTGGAAACAGTGCCGGATGATCTGGTTGACGAAGTCGCCGCTGAGATTGATGGGCCGCTTGTCGAAGGTGCGGGGGCAAACTATGCCGCCGAAAGATCCGCTCGCAACGCCGAAGCGATAAACGCTAAGACGGCAGCCGCACAAGAGATTGGGCCGCTACCACAGATAGCAAATCCGGCACGCAGAAAAGCGGCCAGTGAAAACAATCTGCTGTTTGCCGATACTTATTTCAAACCGACATTCTATTTGCCGTGGGCACCATATCAGCGTGCAATGATGAACCGGTTTCAGAATGTCGTGTTGAGTGGCGGTCGTGAGTGTCATGCCGTTCGGCGTGGTGGACTGAAATCGACATGTGCAAGAGTGTCAACGCTATGGGCTGTCATCAATGGGCATCGTCGGTTTCCGGTGCTTGTAGGTGCGACGGATGACAAAGCAAGCGAGCACAGAGAAAACTTTTTTGCGTTGCTCGCATCCTCGCCATTGTTGCTGGACGATTACCCGGAGATGACTCCGCTGCTGCTAAAGTGGCGACAGCCGAAACGACAATTCAGACTAGACGGCAGGCTGCTGGCGTTGCATCCAAAAGATGGACGCGGGCGAATTGTGTTTCCGGATATCCACGATTCGGCAAGCTGCCAGGCACATATAGCACCCTACTCGGTGAATGCTACTGACGTGTCAGGGCTGTCGTATGTTGATCGGTTCGGCGTGACGATTCGCCCGGACTTGCTAGTGTTTGACGACGTTCAAACTCCGCAATCAGCGAAGTCGCCGTTGATGACGGAGGAGCGAGAAGAAGCAATTACAAAGACGTTTCTCGGCCTGGCCGGACTTGGTGAAAAGATTGCGGCTATCATGGTTGCGACTGTTCGCGAGCACGACGATTTGACTGAGCGGTTTTTATCTCGCGAGCGGCATCCAGATTGGGACGGAGAAAAATATCCGTCGATCATCCGCATGCCGGACAAAATGGATTTATGGGAAACCTATGGCCAAAAATTAAGTCAAGGCGATACGCCGACAATCGGCAAGGCGATGGCACAGGAGTTCTATGAAACACATCGCGAATCGATGGACGGCGGCGGGGTCGTGGCGTGGGAACACGACAAGCTGCCAGATGAGTTATCTGCGTTGCAAAGCCTAATGACTGTCCGGGCTTTGGATCTAAGTTTCTTCCGGTGTGAGATTCAGCAGGAAGGCGAGATCCAAGTAAACACCAGCGGCTTGCGACTCGATGCACAAACGCTGCTCATTCGAACGTCTGGCTATGATCGCGGGCGTGTGCCAGACGATGCTGCTTTCCTGACGGCTTTCGTTGACAGTTCCGACAAAGTGCTGTGGTGGATGGTGCTTGCTGTCGGCAAGGATCTTAGCGGCTCAATCGTAGACTACGGAACTTGGCCAGATCAGCAGCGGCCTGTTTTCTACAAAGCAAATCTAGCACATGCGATTGGCGACGAAGCACCGGGAAGATCATGGGAAGAATCGTTTGTCGTCGCTCACAATGAGCTGGAGCAAATGCTGTGCGACGATTGGCAAACTGTTTCTGGCGGAACGCGGCAGATTGATTTGATTTTGAAAGACTGGTCAGACGGGGGGCAGATGCCGTTGATCAGATCACAAATCGGATCGAGCAAAGATCGGAATCGTATGAGAGCCTCAAAAGGTTTTGCGCCAAAGCCTGGCCGCAAGCCAATACACTTATGGGGCGACATTCACAGAGACAAATCTGGAACGGGGTGGATTGAACGGCGTTCCGAAAATCCGGTGCATGTGCAATTCGATGCGAACATTATCAAGAGCATGGCGGCACGTCGATTGCTGACGGCTCGCGGAGCACCTTCGGCGATTATGTTGCCCGGCACTGATGATCGAGCGAACAGATTATTGGTCGAGCACTTCACATCAGAAGTGCCGAAAGAAGTTTCATACGACGGCACGAAGGGCGTTGTCTGGGTTGACATACCATATCGGAACAATGACTGGTGGGATTGTTTTTGCGGCTGTCTGACAGCCGCTTCTGTACTAGGATGCAAACTGAGTGGAGACACTGCAACAAAAAAACAGGTCAAGAAATTCGCACTCCCCGGTGGAGTACGCCGTGAGTGAAAACGAATTCCAATTGCCGGGGTTAAAATGTCCTGACTGTGGCCACACGTTAAGCCAAGTCGATCACACACGCACAAAAACTGGCAGCGTGTTTAGAGAGCGAGTGTGCAAAAACTGCGGCGCAAAACACTGGACGGATGAGAGAATTCGCAAGACGGAACGTGGCCGTTTTTCCGGGCCGTGCCAATAGGAAACTCAGCCGCTATTTTGTGCGTCGTGGCATTAGTGCCAATCGTCAATAGACTCGGTTCGTCGGTGTGCTGGAAACTGCGTGAATGGCAGAACCAGCAGATCAACTCGCAGCCGAAGCACTCAAAGCCGCCAGCGTTTCAAACGATGGCGTAACGGTCACACGCCGTTCGCTCAAGGATCTGATTGAGTATGAAAATCATTTAGCGGCTAAGAAAGCAACGGCATCGCCTGCTGCAATGCTGCGAAGCATGTGCAGCAAAATTGTACCTCCGGGGGGCCACTAGATGGCACGCCGAAAATCAAAGCCACTACCAGTTCCAAAACCGATTCACGCCAAGTTTGATCTTGCACAAACGACGAGCGAGAACAAACGACACTGGGCGAATGCCGACAGCCTATCAGCACGAGCAGCCGCCAGTTATTCAGTGCGGCGAATCATCCGGTTGCGATCACGATACGAAGCTGAAAACAATTCTTGGTACGCTGGAATTCTGCGGACTGCCGTGAATCATATCGTGGGCAACGGGCCGCGATTGCAGATGCTGACTGAGGACGTTGAAGCGAATCGGCGAATAGAAAAAGCGTTTCGCAGATGGGCAACTAAGATCGATCTAGCAGACATGCTGCGAACGATTGTCGAAGCTTATTGGCGCGACGGCGAAGTCTTCGTCATGCGAGCAGACAAGCCGCAGAACTTCCCAATGACGTTGGATCTGCGAACGCTCGAAGCCGATCAGATTAGCAATCCGTGGCAGGCAAGCGTTTACAGTGATGCCTTTACAGACGACGGAATTCAGTTCGACAAATCGCTGAACGAAATTCAGATCTACGTTTACAATCAGCATCCCGGTTCGAATGTACCAATCAGCACGCTCGACGGTGCGTGGTATTCTTCGCGTGAGGTGCTCCACTTATTTCGTGCCGATCGTCCGGGACAGACTCGCGGAATACCTCGGGCAACACCGGCACTCCAGACGTTGCCAATCATGCGACGGCAGGAACTAGCAACGCTCTACAGTGCTGAGACAGCCGCGAACTTCGCGATGTATTTGAAATCAAATTCGCCTGCACTCGATCCGACAGCAAGCCCTGCCGACTTCGCAGAGATTGAGATCGCACGCAACATGCTGACGACGCTGCCGGCAGGTTGGGAGATCGGACAGGTTGAACCAAAACAGCCAGGGCCGTTGTACGAAATGTTCCAGCGGCAAGCACTGCAAAGTTTTAGCCGCTGCACGAACATGCCATACACGCTGGCAGCAGGCACGGGCAAAGATGCAAATTTCAGTTCCTTCAAAGGCGACATGAAAAATGTGTGGGAGCCTGAAGTCAAGTGCGAACAAAGCCGTGTCGAGTTCTCGATCATTGAACCTGTTTTTCAGTGGTTCCTTGAGTCGGCGATTTACACGCCGGGATTACTCGATGGCTTGCCGCAGTTCGGTGAATGTGATCACAAATGGCACTGGCCGCCGTTGCCAGAATTGGACGCCTTAGACGCAGCGAATGCCGCTTCTGTTCGACTGTCAACAGGTCAATCAACACCGACTGAAGAACACGCCAGACGCGGGCAGGATTGGGACACGGAAAGCGTTCGTGCTGCCGGTGACTTCGGCGTCCCAGTAGAAGTTTATAAAGCTGCGGTGTTTGCAAAAACATTCGGCCTTGTGCCAGGTGCTCCACTGCCAACAGCACCAGTAACAGCAGGAGTTTCATCTACGATGCCGCAAGGTGAATACACAACAATCGGCCAGCGAGCGTTTTCAAATAATCAAAAGCGGATCATGAAATCACTGGAGCAATTTGCAGCCGGTGAGATTTCGCAGGTGATGGCAGAACAGACGCTCGCCAGTATTGGATTGACACCAGATCGAATCGCGGCACTGATTGCCGACGCGCTTGATGGCGGTGTGCAAGTTCAGACAATCTCGGAGGTCGCAGTATGAAGCCACTGAACATGCCTGCGTTTCTTCGGCTAAAAGCAAACGGTGCTGGCAAGCCAAAGCGTTTTCAGATCCTCGCTTATTCAGGCGGAACGCTGAACGTCGAAGGATTCGTGCATCCGGTTGTAGTTGATTTAGCAGGACTGGAAACGCCTAACGCGATTCCGATCTTGATTGATCACACAAAGACAGTTGAAGCAACTCTCGGACTGACGGACAACATCAGGAACGACGGCAAGGCGTTGACACTGTCCGGAGTCGTTACAGGTCAATCGGCAACTGCTTTACAGGTGCTCGCACAATCGGCAGCAGGTCACACATGGCAGGCGTCGATTGGTGCGATGGTGATCGAGTCAGAAGAAATTGCAGCCGGTCAAACGGCAACGGCAAACGGTCAGACATTTGTCGGGCCAGTGACAATAGCACGGAGATCCGTGTTGCGTGAAACGAGTGTTCTCCCAATGGGGGCGGACAGTTCAACAACAGTGAATTTGGCGGCATCAGCCCGTCGTTTTTTGAAAGGGGCTGCGGCCATGGTTTTTGAAGATTGGTTGATGAGTCTCGGCCTTGATGTTTCGACGTTGACACCAGAGGCCGTGGCGGTTTTACAGACAGCCTATGCGGCTGTTTCACAGGCTCCTGCCGCAGCCGCTGCCGCAGTGGCACCAGTTGCCGCTGCTGTTCCAGTGGCTCCCGTTATTCCACCACCCGTATCAGCAGGAGCAAACGCAGTGACAATCGAAGCACGACTGAACGAAGAACGAAAACTACAGGCTGCAATGATCCGCAAAAGCGGTGAAATCCAAGCTAAGGCATTTGGTTTTCCAAACATCGCAGCGACAGCAATTGAGCAAGATTGGTCAATTGAAAAAGTCGAACTCGAAGTGATGAAGGCGAAACAGATTCAGGCAATGGGTGCTCGAACAACGAGCTTCGGCGGAGCACAGAGTGCTGCCGAAAATCTGCCGCAAGTCCTCGAAGCGGCAATGTGTGTGACTCGCAAAATCAAAAACGTTGAAAAGCAATTCGACGACAAGACTTTGCAAGCTGCACATAGTCAGTTTAAACGCGGCATCGGTCTACAGCAGATGATGCTGATGGCTGCCGCTGCGAACGGCATGAGCATGACGCCGGGAATGAGAGTGACTGCCGGTAATCTGCGTGAAGTGCTAACGTATTCATGCGGAAGTGGCCAGCAATTGCAAGCGGCGTTCACTGCAATTTCTCTGCCTGGAATCCTGAGCAACGTAGCCAACAAAGAGTTGCTCGATGGCTACATGGAAGAAGATCAGGTATGGCGTGAGATTGCTCAAACGAAATCCGTCAGCGACTTCAAAACTGTCACGAGCTATCGCATGCTGGACAACATGAAGTATGAAAAACTGGGGCCTGGTGGCGTCATTAAGCACGGGACGATCAGCGAGGAATCATACACTCGCCAAGTCGATACCTACGCCAAGATGTTCAGCCTGACACGGCAGGACATTATCAATGATGATCTTGGTGCGTTTGACGATTTGCGAAATCGAATCGGTCGCGGTGCAGCAAGCAAGCTGAATGATCTTTTCTGGACTACCTTCCTTGGTAATCTGGCGACGATCTTTACGGCGACTCGCACGAATTACATTACAGGTGCAACAACGAATCTCGGCACCGATGGCGTTGGCTTGGGCCTAGGCGTGAAGGGCTGGCGTCAACGCACAAGCCCTGCTGCTGACGGTGCAAAGCGAATGTCAGGTTCACCGAAGTTTGTGCTTGTGCCTCCTGAATTAGAAACGATTGCCGAACAGCTTTATGTTGCTCGCAATCTTGCAGCCGTCAAGGTGTCCGACGCAAACATCTATTCAGGACGTTATCAGCCAATCGTTGCGAATCAATTGTCTGATTCTTCGATCAGCGGTTACAGCACAACGGCTTGGTATTTATTCGGCGACAAAGCAGCAGGCTCGCCTGTCGTTGTATCGTTCTTGAATGGACAGGAAACGCCGACAGTCGAAAACGCGGACGCAGATTTCAACACGCTTGGAATTCAGTTCCGTGGCTATCACGACTTCGGTTGTGATCTTGGTGAATACCTAAATGCTTTGATGAGCAAAGGTGCAGCATAGTCACTTCGTGACACAATAAGCCGGGCGGCGTGTGTCGCTCGGCATTTCTTAGAACATGATTTTTTGGAGTTACGAAGATGGCACAGGTTCCGGCACAAACGTATTCAGCAACTGATGTGATCGACTACACGCCAAGCGGTGCGGTGGTCGGTGGCGACGTTGTTGTATTGAATGGAATCGTTGGAGTAGCAGTCACAGACATTGCAGCCAACGAGCAGGGTTCGCTTGCAGTCGATGGCAATTTCAAACTGCCGAAAACTACAGCAGCTTGGGTGCGAGGATTGCCCGTTCACTGGAATCCGACAGGAGATCCGGACAGCGGCGTTGCCGGAACAGGTGCAGCGAATCAGCTAGGTTTTGGAACGTACGCAGGAGTCTGCGTAGAGACTGCCGCAAGCGGTGACGACTTTGGAAAAACGTATCTTAATAAGCAAACGAATTTGCTGGCTGTGAGTTCAATTACAGCGACAGGTACACTGATTTCCGACGCGGCTCAATTAACATCAGGATTGAATCTGGTCACTGGTGCTGACGGCACGAAGGGCGTCATTCTTCCGGTCGCAGTTCCAGGTGCTACTGTGATAATCAAGGGATTAACGGCAGGCGTGTTGAAAGTCTATCCGAAAACGTCTTCCACAATCAATGGCTTGAGTGCTAGCGGTGCGTTGTCACTAACGACTGGTTTAATGCCTATCACACTGATCGCGTCTTCCGCGACTCAGTGGTATTCACTGCCGCTGGTCGCGAGCTAAGTTATGGCGACTGATTTTGATGACGCTATCGGAGACATGACGAACGAACTGCTTGCGGAAGCTGGTGGTTCGTTCGTCTACCTTCGAGGCGTGACGACGACGACAGTGACGCTGCGAAAATCAGTAGGCCAAAGCATGATTATGGATCTTGCAAACGGCGTGCAGATTGAAGTCAGGCCGGTAGATTTTATCTGTCTAACAACGGGACTGCCCTACGATCCTCCCGAACGCGGTGACAAGATTATTGGCGGCGGTCTGACATACGAGGTACAGCCGACAGTCAGCGAAAAAGTATATCGCAGAATCAGTCAGCAGATGACTCGAATTCATACGAAGCAGGTTGGATAAATG